CTAGTCTAGGCACCCTCTCTCTCCTTTCGGAGAAATCTAGCCCAACTACATCTACTTGCAGACCCACCATAGCAACGGATAATGTGGTAATAACGAGTCGTACCACCCACCTTTATCGGCTTGTAGCGCCAACTACATCCGAGGTGCCTACGCAGTCCGTGTTTCCACTACCGTTACCTTAGGTTTAACAAGCATCGGCTCATCAGCCAGTAAGCAATCCAAACAACATACATAAATTAAAGACATATAAAGATAATACAACACATGTAGATTCATGTGCCCTGTTAATCAGGGGGTCTCGGCACAGCCTACTCACCTTTCCTAAAGATCAGAAATTGTTTGCAACTAAGATAGGCTCAATGAGCTCAATATCATATTGCACAAATACCCTTCCCGCACCCACAGGGGCAACAGGACCTTGTTCAGTAGCGATAATGAGACTAGCGGGAGCATAAATATTGCCATCACTTGCTCGAGCAGTAGTCACCGTTGTATAATCAGCGCTAGTAATGAAAGGGTACCATGGTTTATCAAAACGATCGACATCAACGTCAACAATGACAGCTCCAGGCAACCTGGGATGATAAACATCCGCAAGCATTGGGGCGGCATCCCAACCTGCCCAATAGGGCACACTGGTAAATCCCTGATACATTGACATATTAGGGGTTGTAGTTGGCAAAGAGTCAGCTGTGTCGTAGTTTAAACCCATACTAACATTGCCTTGTGTAGTTGTGGGGCAAGTGGGTATGTAAATATACCGAAGGTGTTTCCACCTATATTTACCAAATCCACCTGCTATCCCCAACAACCACGGCATGTTGAATGGCACGCAAACGGAAAAGACAGCCGTAAACGCTGCAGTTGTAGCAAACCCATACAGAAATTCAGTGTTACGAATGCACACTGTTTTATCTCGGGATTCGATCGTCGGCATTCCATTGTGGTATATCACTCCAGCCGAAGCTGGGGCTCTAACCACAGTGGAATGCTTGTCAACTGCTATTCGGTTACGGCGTCTCTTAGGAGCGCGACTACGAGGCGTATTACTTGATTTAACCATGTTAACTAACTTCTTCACTTCTTTGATTTCTTTTTGGTTTATTTTAATTTTACTGGACGGCTTACGTGTCATAATGATCCTCTACTGTCCTATGGTGATATATTGTGTTTTGTTTTCGGTATGAGACGGGTTGGTTGTGTAAGTTGTTGTAGGACTTCCAACAACCAGGATAGCAAGAATGAGTAGCAATAAAGCAAAATAAGGAAACAGTGATACACTTGGCGAAGTATCACAGCAGCGACAGTGTTTCATCTTAAAGTTTAAAAGTTGAAATTGTTCGTCACCGTATTGGTCATGGTATCAGATACGAAAGTCATAGCTGAGTTGCCAGTACCTTGCTGCGCTTTCTGGGCTGCTTGGCCCACGGCTTGTTCCTTTACTCCATTCACTCCTGATCTACCCCTTTGACTCCGTCCATCCCTAAACCGCACATTAACATTTTCACCATCACTCCTTATATCATGAGACTGGGTTTGGTATTCCATCGATAATTTCTGAGCTGCTACGTTGGCGCGTATCACAGGGGGATGGCTCACTAATGGTTAAGCTGATGGTATCATACCAATCCTCCAAAGCCACTTGGAGATCTGGTGTGATATTATAAGCTTTCCAAAAGGAAACTCTAGCCTCGGGAGTGATCTGGCAAATCTTGCGAGACATACTCTTCGCATGATAAGCTAATCCACTCTCGACGAAATGGCCTGTACCGGTGAATTTAGTCAGAGTTGAACCGGAATTCAAACAACGGTAGAAACTCTGCCATATTGGGATACCTCCAGTTAGGGAAATACCACACATACTCACACTGGTTAACCACTCCTTGAAGTTCTTAACAGATTGTAGTGGTAATAAACAAGTAAGGTCTTTTGTTAATGCTACTTTAGGGTTACGCACCATTATGTAACCGGAACCATCATAAACAGGATGTGTTTGACAAAATTCAATTTGCTCGAATTCATACACTGGTTTCTCGATGCACATTGTAAAACCATAATTTAGGAAAAAGTTTGGGGCGTGATTGATAATCTCAACCTCATCCGACCTCTCACAGATTATCACGCAGTCATCGCCATTGTTGGCCAAACTTAATCTGATTCCCAATGATCTACCTAGTTCATGAACCATAGCACACATAATCAAACAATTACCCAATGATGTATTCATGTCACCACTCATGCGACAACCCTTCTTAGTATACTTTAACATACCGTCACTTGCAAATCCCACTCCTTCATTATTAATCTGCCACTTCAACAACTTCTTCAATTTCCTATCATGATTGAACACTCGGTGATAGAGAGAGTGTTCCCACTCTAAAGCTGAAACGGACACATGTTGGTCGAATCTGCT